CGTCCCTGGTGCCTGAAATGTACAAATGGGATAATGCATCCTCAAGATCCAATTGTTGCTGAATACTCAATCCCCATGCTCTCTCATAACTGCGTCTGGTACTGGACTCAACAGGTTGTGGCTTCGCCAATCGTACATCCTTAACTGTGAGGATGCCACGTTGAAGGTATTCCAAGCTATACATAAGTGGACCTTTACCTGATTTAATCATGGACATAGCCAAAGCTTGCCCAATAGGGACTCCCTCATTCATGGCCAACTCACACATACCAATGCTATGCACAAGTCTGGATCTATGATTAACATTGTGCACTGGCTTGACGGTCCAAAGAGCTCGGGACAATAACCTCTCAGGGTTGCGAATGCATATGGGACGTCCACTCACTTCCACAACCCGACACTGACAAAACTCAATGTCAGGCAAGTCGTGAGCGACATCAACCTTAGCAATCATCCCAAATCTAGAAAAATGCTCCTTGACGTCAACGCTAGCACTACCATCCATGACCACTACTGAGTCATCCCCATCCACGTATAGCGAGGCCTTGCGACCACAAGCCTCAACCCATGATAAAAGCATAACCAAATTAATGACACTATTACCTAGAGCTGTATTCATATCACCCGACATGCGCGTGCCAGGCGTAAAATACTTAGTACGGTGTTTAGTACCACCACGGTTGGCCAACTGCAATCTTAACAACCACGCAAATAATCGTGACTGGATGAAAGACTCATAAAACCAATGCTCGCCCTTTAAAAGGTTGACATTGACCTTAGAGTCAAATTTCTCACAATCAATCATATAAGCAATGGGATTTGTGAACAAATGCCACTTATCATAAAGATCTTGGCCACGTTGTTTGTGGTTTCGGCCCTTGGCGATCATATAAGTGCCAAACTCATCGCGCACTGCATATACCCAATCCTCAATTGGCTTCAAGAACCTGCCCAGCTCAATGTTGTACCTCTTGGAACGATATTGAATTGAGCGAGCTGGTTTGATCTTCCATGTGACATCAATATGAGGTATGTCACTCATGCCAATGTACTTGTCATCTTTTAAAAACAATCGTGTACGTGCATCAAATACCTCAATTGGCTTCTCAGAAAGACTCTGAACAGCCAAGAGATACTGCTGACGCAACGGACCCCGATAATGATTGGCAACAGCGCAGCGACTAATCATTCTTATCATGGGTTTACCATTACATCCTAGAACAAAAGCCTTAAAGCTAGAGAAAGCTTGCATAACGAAGGAAAAACTAGATTCAGGAGCACCTCCTCGTTGGTGAATATTCTGAAGCGACCATTTCTCATTCAATGGACAATCACTATGTGTCCAAATCAAACTACCATCACCCGGGTAAGAACACAACCGCGTACTACCACGCTTCGACAAACACAACTTTGAAATGATATGGCACCAACTGCGTGGCACCACCTCCCCATTCAAAGGTATTAAATCATGCACACAAACAGGAGGTAGTGCCAACAAGCCCTAGCGCTTAGTTGCATCTAGAACTTTAAGCACCTTGGGCATGAACCAATACCACTTCCTGACCACGCGTTTGGCCTCGCCCTTGTACAATTTATTTTGTGTGTGTCGTGCTCTGATAGACTTGGCATCAGCTACATACTTATATAGGTCACGCTCCTCCACGGGTACCTCCATGGCTGCGGCTATGCAGCCAGTCTTGATGGCAAACCATTCCTTGGCAGTTAACATGGACAAATCGTGATCTCGCTTATAAGCCTCACAGTAACCACCTAGTTGGACGACCAACGAACTATCCCGAACCTTCCCAATGACCTGACTGAGCACATAATACAACAACTCATCATGTATCTGTATCTTGGCCCTATTACCACCAAAACATGTAATGTTACCTTTGACACCTACCCTCGTAACATTCGACATGTATGGCTTCTTCTCAAAATCAGGATTGGGCTGCATATCACACAACCTAGCTGTTATGTCGCGTGATGGACCTGCAAACACTGGCGCATATTTAACTGGCAACACCGGTGGTGGCGGAC